TTAGGTCTCACACATCTTCTGTGTTTTCTGAGATGTACGGTGGAGTTAGAATGCGCCTTTCCGCAGCAAGAATTGCAGGGCTTTGGTCGTAATGATGTTGTTCTTCTCGTATGTGAGGATCAGAACAATCGCAACAAGATTGCCGACCACGATCAACGTCGCGTCTCTGCTTGCTTTCTGAGGCTTTTCAGCTTCTTTCAGCGTGTGCAGTTTGACTAGTTGTTCGACCATGGTAGCATACTCATCGGAATCGCTCGTGAATCCGCACATCTCGCTAAGGATCTCATCGATTGCCGACTCCAAGCCGGTTGGTTCTTTTTGCTTTTTGAATTGCATTTTTATTCCTTTCGTAGGGTCTCATTATAAGACATGATTAGTCTGCGAAAGGTTAGGACACATTCTTGAAGAGAAATATAACTTTGTCCTGGTCTTGAAAGGATTCTGGATCTTTATTGACAATCAATTGGAATGACTTAGCGCCATGTTCTGTTTCTTTTAGCTCAATAACTCCATCAAAGATATGGTTCGCTTGATAGTAAGTAACCGCGTATAGAGCTAGAGCATAGATGGTTACCGCGATAGCGATCCAAAGTTCGGTATCATACAGGAAGAATCCAACCCATAAGGAAACACTTGCGACCTTTGGAATATAACTAATCAACAACTGACTCAAAAATTTCATGAAATACCTCTCTATACTAAAATTAACCCAGGGGTCAAAGTTGTTCCATTTTCATCGTTTGTTCTTACAACTTCACTAACAAACATAGACATATCGATATCATAAGTCCCCGAAAAAGTAATAGTATCTCCAAGGAAATAGTCTTTTTTATACAAATATGGACTGTTTGGAGACATCTCGCCTTCCGACATCGTTATATAAGCGTTATTGTTTAGTTCGGCTCGTGCCTTAGTGATGACACCATTAGCCCAGACATCAAATACATTCTCATCTTTTGAACCACCGTCGATAAACATAACTTTTCGTTGTAAACCAACATTGTTTGAATGTAAACGATTGGCTACAATAAGAACGCCCTCAGATGTTGAAATTCTAGCGTAATGTTTTTCCAGTTTACCAGACACAACGTATTTCTGATTTAACAGATGCCCCGATAGACCTTGAAATATAACTGGGTCAACACTACTCTGATTGATTGTTCGATCTGTTCCTTGGTACACATCAAGGCGCATAGCATTATCATCTACAAGGGCGTTAGACATGACTCCACGTTGTTCAGTTCGACTAACATCAAAGAATATTTTGGAATATGCATTTGAACTACCAACTTCCGTGTGGAAATTAGGTCGGATTGTCTGTAATCCAATGGAGTGTTGTTTCTGAATATTTTTGACCAACTCAGACACAACCCCCGATTGGAAATACCAATCTTGTTCAGTTCTGACCGAACTTATTGATAAGGAGATTGCTAAGTTTTCAACAGCCAGATGCACATCCTGGTTCAACCCAGGTAACCACGGTCGCATTGGATCTTCTCCGCTGGAATTTATTAAAGCGTTCCAGATCATAATTGACACAATTTCGCTTGGAGTGTATTTTTGCTGAACCTTCCAAGTTTCGCCATATACGGTCTCGGTTATAACCCGGTTTTCTAAGAAAGAGTCAAGCGATCTTCCAGAAACTGTTAACTCTGGCTCTCCGTTTTCAGTGTCGGATTCAATGGAATATGTTTCGACAATCATTACTTCAGCAGTATCCACTAATGATATCAATGATCCGACCGGAAGCTTTTGCACTGTTTCAGAAACCAGTGGTGTTTTCAACATGAATTCGCCAAAGTCAAAGAATCGCTCTGTCCAGATTAAAGAAGAATATCCTTCGCATAGACGCATCGGGGTGAACGTAGTTGGGTTAAGAATAATAACGTCCATGATTAGATACCCCAATACTGAGGAATATAATATAAATCATTCCAAGTAAAGTTTGCCGTGCTAAATGTTAGTGCGTTTAGCCCACCGTACAAATATACCCATGACGAATCAGTGGTTAATGAATAGATAATGTTTTGTGTAACACCACCTCTAACCACGGTTATTGCCCTAGAGCCGGGTCTTGTGTCCACAGTTAAAACGTCATTAGCTTGGAAAATATAATTGATCTTCAAGGCGTTACCACGAGCATCTGTCACAATCAACCAAGATAAACCTTGTGTTATGGTGATCTGAAAATATAGACCGGTTTCAGCGGAACCTTGGTTCAAAACCTGAAACGCAGCTCCGGGGTAGGTCTCAACGTGGATACCTACAGGTGCTTGAAAATATGTATCCAAGCAACTCATGGTTAACTGAACCTCTGGTGTTACGTTGAATGGAACAATCTCAAGTTTCTTAACGTATCCAGACGTAAACATTAGTTCGTTATTACCATCGACAATAACCAGTTGAATTTCTTCAGACGAATTTGGTGTGAGTAATCCATATAGCTGTGAACGCAGATCAGAGACCATAACACCTGTTTTATAGTTTGCGTTTAACCCAATTCTTAGAACGGGTTCTCGATATTGAGTCTGCCTCCCTTTGTAATATCCACCTAAGTCTCGTGTCTTTGCTACAAACACATCAATTTCGGGAGGACCAAGTCCATCAGCTGCTTTTAATATAAATGGGTCATTAACGGTAGCATTTTTGATAGGAAGATCTACGGTGGTTAAGCCTTTTAACCTAAGTTTTGTGAAGTTCATAGATCTAACACTCCTTTAGCCAAAGCCAGTTGGTTCTTTGTTTGCCTATAGATCTCGACTGAAGAAAGTGCTTTAGGCGAGTTATTAGTTTGCTCAAATATGATCGTATTTCCACCTGTGGTTGGAGCAGAACTAACCTGAGCGTTATCGCCAACTGCTTGATTGTCGGTGGCTATAGATGTTGCCCGATTGGTAGACACACTAACATCCAAATTTGGAGTCGTCACCAAAGAATTTATTTTTGCAGCTTCTGTTTGAACTTGAGAGAGATCTAACACAGGAGCAATAATAGGAGCAGCATTCATTTCTTGTTCAACAAGGGAGTTCAGCTGCGAGATAGAAGCCTTGAACGTGTTGAGTAAGGAACTTCCCATATTATCAACGGATGCTTCTGCCAAATATGAATAGTTGTCGATGCCATCGGCCATACCTTCGCCGACAGACCCGCCAATCTTTATAAATTCCTTGGAAGGTGAGTTAATTCCGAGTGCTTTCTTTGCGGCAGCAAGAGCCCTAAGCGCCATGTTTCTGATGGCAGTAGTAATAGAATCAATACCATTAGCGATGCCATTCCTGAGTCCAGTGATAATTGCCGTAGCTAGACTCTTTGCGCGTGTTTCTATAGATGACACACTATTGGTAATAGCAGTCGTTATCTTCGTAAATAAATCAGTTACTAAATTTTTCCCTGCGGTAAATAAATCATTTGCTGTCTTGGTGATTCCACTAACGAAACCAGACACAACACTTTTACCAACACTGATCAACTTTTCTGCTTTACTTCCGAGATCATCAATACCTAAGAACTCTTTAACAGATTTGAAAAGAGATCTTGCCATAGCAGTACCCTCAGTGGCAAGATCACTAACTTTGTTAACAATACCATCAATGAAACTCTTGACGACATTCTTACCAATATTTATAAACTTCTCCGCTTTACTTCCGAGTTCGTCTAGACCTAAGAAATCTTTAACAGATTTGAACAGAGCCCTTACCATTTTGGTTCCCTCGGTGGCAAGATTATCAATCATATTAACAATACCATTGATCAAACCTTTGACTACATTTTTACCTATGTCTTCAAATATGGTTGATGGGGAAGCAATTCCAAGGAAGCTCTTTGCCGTATTGATTATTCCAAGGGCCATCTCTTTGATTGATTTAATAAAGCTATATGCTCCAGCAACAGTTCCTTCAACAAAACCACGGATAATAGCCGAAGCTAACCGCCCACCAGCCGCGCCCATCTCTTCTGAATTATTCTCAATCGCAGCAGACATAGCATTGATCAGTTTGATAACGGTTTTTGCGCCTTCGTCAGCTAGCCCTGGTGCACTATCACCAATACCTCGGATAAACTCCGTAATAACCTTGGTAGCTAAAGTAACAATATCATACATGTTCTCGGATAACCCTTTAAGGAAATCTCTAATAAGTTTCATCCCAGTCTTAATCATTTCTGGGGATTTTTCCTCAATAGCTTTGAGTAACCGACTTAACAGGTCGCCCATTGTGGTAATAATCTTAGGGGCTGTATTCTTAATAGCGTCCATCATGGATATGATGATTTTCTGCATAGCTTCTGAGAACTTAGGCGCATTTGTTGAAATACCCTTGACAAATTCTAGAACACCTTGGGCAAACGCAGCCATAGCTTTTGGAATATAACGAATAATCGCGTCAAAGAAGGAAGTAACTACAACTATCGCTGCAGCACCCAACCCAACAAGAATACTCAAACCTGTAGCAAAAGCCAACACACCAACACCAGCCATAAGAACTGCGGCCCCAAGTAATGCTACGCCAGCTCCAAGTAAGAGCACGGAAGCGGCGAGAGCTGCAATGATAGGAGCAACAGGGCCTAACAAATAACCAGCTGCGCCGAGAACAACAAATATACCAACCAACGCGCCGAGTGACTTCAGTAGATCGCCCCAAGATAAAGAGGCCAAACCTTTTATGACAGGAAGGAAGAACCCAAGAGCCACAGACATGGCTAAGATTGCGGCAGCTCCAGCAATAGACCCACTCATTACGGCCATAGCAACACCCATAATAATTAAGCCGCCCGCGATGGCGGCAAGACCCCTACCAACCTCATCCCAAGTCATTCCGCCAAGTTTGGCAACGACGTCGCCAACCTTCTTTAGGGCAATACTTAGGACCAACAGACTTGCCGCCTGCCACATCATGTTCTCAGGCATCATCTTCATAGCAAGACCCATTCCAAACAGCGCAGCCATAACTCCGCCAAGGCCAACAAGCATAGATTGCCAAGACATATTGCCTAGCTGCTTGATGGAAGAGGCTAACAAAGAAATACCGACAGAAACAGCAAGAACTCCAAGCGCAATAGATGGCAGATTCAGAGGCATCAGACGCATAACCCCAGCCAACCCAAGAAGTGCCGCGGCGATAGCGCCAAGGCCTTTTGCTATCTCGCCAAGTTGCATCTTTGCAAAGTCCTTAACTGCACTTGCCATAACTTTAAGGCCAGCAGCTATAGCGATAATACCAAGCCCGGCACTAATCATTCCAGATGTATCTTTGGTAAGAGGCTTTAAGGCCGTGATCATAATTGCTAAACTACCAGCAACACCAGCAAGACCCTTAGCTAGCTCTTCCCAGCTAAGTTTTGAAAGATTCTTCACTGCCGCAGATAGAATAAGCATTGCGGCAGCCAATAAGATTAGGCTAGCCGTAATAAATGGAAGTTTCAAGAACCCAACAAACCCCGTCGCCCTAACAAGAATAAGCATGGCGGCCATTAACTCGACAAATGCACCAGTAATAGCAGCCATGGCTGTACCGAGTTTATCTTTATCTACGGTCGAAAGCATAACAATGGACGCAACAATCAACGCAATAGCAGCGCCAATTTTCAACAACGCATCAGCTTTAAGGTTAGTTTGTAAAGCGGTAAGAGTATCTGTAAGAGCACCAAAAGAGTCTTTAATTGTCTCGACAATTCCTCCGGGACCACTTAGATCCTTCTGTAAAGACTCTTTAAGGAAGTTTTTAAGCATTAATGCTATTGCTGCAAATAAGCCGGTATTAATGGTGTCAAGAATTCGGTCAAATGTTGCTCCATTAAATGTATTGGCAATCCACGTACCGAAACTATCCAAAGCATCTCTGACGCTTTTTACAAACGGCGCAAACTTTTTGGTTGATCCACCCATAACGTTGGCTATATTTGCAATGGCATCGCCAACAGATTTAAATAACCGTTGCAAAGGGCTTAATTTATCGCCCATTTCGCCCATAGAAGCATTAATATCTTTAGCCGACTTTGAATCAAATTGTCCGAACATACCTCCGATTATTGAGGTTAAGGCTTGGAATAACTTTATCGGCACCTTAAGAACAGAGCCTAGAATCTCGAAGAATTTGCTAAAGATTTCTCCCTTTTTAAGGGCTGAATCAATACCGGTAAGGAAACGACCAATTCCAGCTGTTATATCCAGAAATCCCCCGGAGCCATCTAAGAGCGTGCCTATAAGACTTCTAAAGACTCCAAGAAGACCGCCAATAAACTGTTTGACAATAGAAAATAGAGCAAAGACGCCACTGAAAGTATCCTTTAGATTCTTTGCTGTATCATCACTAACCTTTAACTTCTTTGCGAATTCTTTAAACCTATCAGTTAGATTAAGGAGATCTTCCGCTGTTTTTGCTGGGAATATCTCTCGGAAGGCTTTAATAATTGGCTTAATTGCTGAACCAAGACCATCCATTGCGATTTTAAGACCATCAATTAAGGTCTTCCGACCGCCTTCTTTTTCCCATTCTCGAAGAAGTTCATTTCTAGCCATAGATGACTTATTAACAAATCCAGATATGACGTTATTCATATCCGTAAAGAGTTTAGTCGCTTTATTAAAACCACCAAGGATAATACCAAACGATTCAGACCAACCCGAACCAATAGACTCTTTAACCGTTCCAAACATCTGGGTCAGAGTGCGGACTTTAGTGGCCGCTTCTTCGGCAGTTTTAGCTTCTTGTTGCAGTTTTGTTATCTGTTCTTGCGAAAGCCCAATCGCCTTCATTTGAGCAGGTGTTATGTCTCGGGCCATAATCCCCAAATATGTTTTCATAACATCGGCTTTAAGCCATTCCTTCTCCAGCGAACCGTTGAAGTCTTTAGCTGCGTCATTAGCTGTTATGGTTGTGCCTTCGAACGTACCCATAGCCTCAGCAATTTCAATAAGACTTGTCTGCATGTTCTTGTTGCCCATGCCAACGTTGGTTAAGGATCTCCAGTCCATAAGACGGATCGTGCCCGTGTTAAATGCCTGGGATAACTGATACGCCGCGTGAGCTGCGCCTTCAGAGCTGGTGCCGGAAACAGCTGCTGCGTTTGAGAAACCTTTAATCACAGATGTAGCTTCTTCAATACGCATACCAGAGTTTGTGAACAACCCAGCATTCTTGGTCATCTCACCAAAGTTATAAATCGTCTTATCCGCGTACTCATTTAGTTTGTCAAGCTCTCTTGTGACATCGCTTACTTTTGTTCCATACTTAGCTGTGTTCGCTAAAATGGTCTGAATCGATTTCATTTTGAGCTCGTACTCACCAAAGCCTTGCTTTATTGGGTCGAGCGTAAAAGATTTAATAACTTGTGTGCCGGTAGTGACTACCGATCGAGTAATTGTGGCAAGAGCAGTAACACCAATAGTAGCCATGGCAAGAAACTTTGCATTCACACCAGAAATACTAGTGGATAGACCATCTAGATTTGTGTTATTGGCAGCAGTTTGGACATCCTGAAGGCCTTTAACGCCGCCAGGAAGCTGAAGAGCGCTATCCAGTTTAGATAAGTTGCCGACAGATTTGGCCGTAGTCCGCCCTATTTGTTCGTCAGTATCAAGAACAGCGGTCTGTACATCTTGAAGACCTTTAGTTGCTCCATTGAGGCCTAGCGCCCCTTGAAATTTACTAAGGCTCCCAACACTCTTAGCTGTACTACTATCAATTTGAACACTGGTCGTATTAGCAGCAATACTTACGTCCTGAAGACCCTTGCTAGCACCACTCAACCCAAGCGCTGATTTAAGTTTAGCTAAAACACCAACACTTTTGGTAGTACTGCTCTCAAGTTGGACACTGACGCTACCAGAAGCGGTTTGAACATCCTTAAGACCTTTGGTTGCTCCATCCAGTTTAAGCGCGTCTTGGAGTTTATTTATGCTACCAACACCTTTGGCGGTGCTTCCGTCAAGCTGGGCGCCAGTATTATTAGCTGCCGTATTTACATCCTGCAGACCTTTGGTTGCGCCGTTAAGATTAAGTGCGACCCTTAATTTTTCTAAACTTCCGTTCGCTTTATTAATACTGCTTTCTATCTGAACGCTCGTATTATTCGCAACAACTTGAATATCCTGAAGGCCTTTTGTGGCTCCAGAAAGACCGAGCGCTGCTTTAAGTTTAGCTAAAGTGCCAATTGTTTTAGTAACGCCACTTTCGAACTGTGCGTTATCAAACTTAATTGTAACGATCCTGCTGTCAACACTGCTCATACGGTGGTCACCGCCTTCCAAACATCAGCTAAAATCCGGTCAAATACTGGTCGCAAAGCCGGGTTAATATAATCTCTTCCGGAGACATACCCCCCGGTGGCTGTTCCATGGCCTACTTGTAGAAGAATAGCAACGGGGACACCTTCAACTACATCTGTGTTCCCCCAGATTATAGAATATGTTTTAGGAGTTTTCCGAATTTCGTAAACCCAGGATGAAGCAACCTTCCCTGTATCAACCGGTGTAGCGCGTTGAAGAGCATCAACACCTTCTTGTCCAAACCGATTAAGAGCCTCAAATATGGTTTGCCCCTTTGCACGTTTAAGGAAAGCTTCGATGTTTTTGAAATCACCATGAGATGAAATCGTCATTCTAGACCCTCCTCTACTCTGTAATGAGCAAATAACAACCATCGGTGTCACTTTGAATTAATCTAGTGACTGGGAGTCGTGCGTATAGACCATCTGCTGTCGTTGGGGTAAGATCCCCATACCCTAATTCGAAGGTAGACACCCCTGTATTCACATTGGGTATAATCTTAACTGCTTTAAACACCTGTACAACACTCAATAACTTTGGCAAATATGGAAGTCTTGGTCCTACAGCATCGACATCATACGGAAAGATACGTGCTACCTCTATGTTTTCCGGAGGAGGTGTCAAATGCTCACGTACTTCAGCGGGGGTAGTCTCTAAGTTAGATTCTAAATACTCAGTAATTTCGGCTGCAGATATGGATGAACTACCTAGATCACCTCGGTAAAGGACATCTTCAATGTATTTTAATAAATCTGCATCAATAAAGCGACTGTCAATAATAACATGGGCTGTGGGTTTAAACCCAGTAATATCATCGGCTGTTCCGCTTACATCCCACCCAAAATTAATAACAGTAGGGCTGGTGGAATATGTTTCGTAGGCGATCTCTTTGGTGCGTGCAATCAGATTGTATAGCAAGTGAATCTGATATCCATAATCAATTCCAAGAATATCATTTCCAACAAAAGTTCGGTATGATACGCCAAATAGCGCTGCATCTGAATCAACTGGCAGTTCGTCCGGGTATGTAAACGCCGTAATTACAGCTTTGAAGTTCGGTGACATAGAACTCACTGACTGTTGTACACCATCAAGAGTGACAACAGTTTCTTCTTCTTCAATCACCTCTTCGACAGAAATCAAACCATTCCAAGGAATACCAACACGGTCTGGTCCTATATAAAGAACCCCTCGGTCAACACCTGCTTCGAAATATCGTTGTCCTTTTTCATCCCAGGTTATGGTCGTCATGGCACCTCAGCTAAAGGAACGTAGGTTTGCCACGGTTCATCGCCAGTTCCAATCCAGATTTGAAGCACATTAGTCGTGAGGTTAAATATGGCGCGTCCAACCCAAAGATCATCCCCAGTGAGATTATCACGAGTTGCTTGGGTCATCGGTAACACCGAGTTGCGAAGCTCCAAACTTTGAGCGAGTTTAGCTAAGATCTCTGGGGGGAAATTGTATTCAGCATCGACCGCAGGGAAAAGAATATAGTCTGTCATGTAGAACTCCATTCCGTCAGTTCAGACACCGTGGGTAATCGTGGTTCTTGGCCCATATCACCATAGATTACGTTTTGTAAATCGGAAAAAAGCCCCGGCGCAATTTTTGTAGAATCAAATATAAAGTGCGAGGTTGGCGGTCCATTAGGAAAATCTATGGGTGTTGAGACTAAATCCCAAGTTTTAACTTTGGGATCGACTGTCTCAGTAATTGTCCCATATGTCACGTTCGCAAGTTTCACAGTAAGATTGTAGACAACGTGTATCTTTGTACCCAGGTCTGAACCAACATTTGTCCGATAGGTTAAACCAAAAGAGGTCTTTGGTTGTTTGGTTAGAAAGAACCCAGGAACTATGGCTTCCATACCCAAAACAAGATTAAACAATGGCGGTTCTGTTAGAGTGGTCATTTTTAATTGAAAAGATGGAAAATTTGAAATGTCTAAATATTTTTGTCCATCAAAGTACTGTGGTTCAAAATCATTTCCTGCTTTTGTCTCAACAATACTTGTCACACCATTCCAAGGGACAGGAACATTTCCATCAACATAAAGAACTACATGGTCTACCCCAAACTCAAAATTTGGACTTGGACTCCAAACAAGACGAGCCATAGAAACCTCCTATCCAGTAGTGCCTAGCTCAGCTTTACGTTGAGCATTAAGTTCACGGTTACGCGCCAATAACTCACGCTTAGATACTTTTTCAGGTTTAGCGTTCTTAACACTAAAGATCTTGATCAGTGTAAAAAGTCGATTTAAATGCCAATTTTGGCACTCCATCGGGATATTAAAGGTTATCATCCAGTAATATATTAACTCCGCAGTTATAACTTCCCGGCTACGTTTTGGGTTTTTTTCATCCTTAAACCAGGTAGCTGTCATCTTGGCTTCAATGTAGTTGTTGATGTCACGCATGTTCTCATCACTTAACCGGGTGAGAATGTCTGGAGGAAATTCCGGAGTAAGAATCATGACCTCAATGTATGCGAGAGCTTCCTCATCTGATTTTGCTTCCCCTGTTAAAAAGGGTTTTTCAAATTTTGACTCCCATTTTGAAAGAGAGACCAGAGAATGTTCTAGTTCCAAAACAACGTCTTCCTCCGAAGTAAACTCCTGAGTAGTTTCGTTAAATAGATCTATTCCTGGAACTGTAATTGTCAACATTCTCCGGTCTCTCTTTCAGATTAAAGGGTGTAGACCTACAATGAGCGGGTGAAGGTCCAAGACGCAGTAGTACCCGCCGCGAAGTAGTACCCGGTATCCGCTGCTGCGGTAACCTCAATAGTGACACCAGCAAGGATAGCCGCCTGAGCTCCGGAAGACACAGGAACGTCATCAACCAAGTACACGACGCCAGCCTTAGACGGGACTGTAAGAACACCAGTCGAGGTGACGAACGTAGGTACTGTCGGAGCCACAAGAGTGCCAACTGGGAACAGAGCAAGAACCTCATTGGGGGTCGGAAGGCCAGGTACAACAGCCTGGGACCCATACAGAAGCTCCTCAAGCTCGGCAAGCGCGTCTGCGTCCACCTTGGTCGAGTCAACCGTAATGACCGAGGTCGGTTTGTAGTTCGTGACCTCCATCGGAGTGGTTGTAATCTCCCAACTGAAGGTGATCGGCTCCGGGGAGTCGTTCACAGTCGAGTAAGCCTTCTCGGTCGGTGCTGCCTGAGCACCATAGATCAGATGGATCTTGTAACCGAGATCCGTTCCGTCCACATCATTACCGAGCCGAGTCCGGTAGCTAAGACCGAACATCTTACGCTTCTGCTGCCCAAGAAGAACACCAGTGGCAGGAGCGGCTGAACCATCACACTCTCCGAACTCGTCGGGGTAAGTGAATGCCTCAATGGTTGCGCTGAATTCCTCAGCAGAAACCAGATTCAGGTATTTGATGTTATCAGCATACTGAGGAGTTGCCTCTGCGCCAGAAGGTGATTCTGTAACAGCCGTCAAGCCATTCCAAACGTAACCCGTAGCGTAAACACCATCCTCATCAGGAAGGTACAGAACGCCGTGGTCAACGCCGGTCTCATAGAACCGTTCGCCGAGGGCGTCCCAACTAAGTGCGGTCATTTAAGTCTCCATTTCTAGAAGAAAAGTGTAAATACATCATGATTTAGATTATCCGCTGTAAAGAACCTGTTGTAAACGCACAACGGTAAATCTGCAATTTTATCGGGAATAGTACTGTCTGGATTCTGGTCGATGTAGGTTACTTGATAACGAGTTTTACGACCATATGTTCGATTATCTGCAAACGTAGCGTTTATTCGATCCCGGTTGTACACGATACATGGGTATCGCATACGAAGACTTGCTGGTGGTTGAAAATATACACTATCAGTTCCCAGCAAGTCTTCAAGGAGTTGTTGGAGGATCTGGCGTTGGCTCAACACTGGGGATGGGTCCATTGTAAACACCTCCCAACCTGAGGATTAGGCGGGGACTCTGCACTTCGACCGTATTAACAGTCCACAAAGTCCCCGCCCAAGCCACATACCGAATGGCAACAAAGTTTTCGTTTGCATAAGGATCAGCCAGAATGCTGATTGCGTTTGAAGTGACAATATTATCATTAAGTTGCTCTGCATCTTGAAGGCGACGTAGAGTATATGTAATATCACCATAATACTCACGTTCCGTGATAACATCATTCCAAACACCCGGCGCAGTCTCAGTAGACTCACCGTATCCTACAACTCCGAAGAACCTTGTCATTGGTTATCTCTTACCCAACAGGGCGAGAGAAAGTCCAAGACGCAGTGGTATTGGCCGCGAAGTAGTAATCCTCATCAGCAGAAGCAGTCACCTCGACCGAGGCACCCTCATCAATAGCATCCTGCGCTCCAGCGGAGACAGGGAGACCATCAATGAAGTACAGCACGCCAGCCTTCGTCGGAATGGTGATCACACCAGTTGAATCAACGAACGTCGGTGCGGTCGGAGCCACAAGAGTACCAACGGCCCGAGAAATAACCAGAGCAGTCTTGTGCTTGGTGAGACATCCAGAAATGCGAGTCTCAATCAGGTACTTGAACTGGTTGTAATCGATGTCGAAGTCATCGAACATCGCAATCGGTCCACCCTTATCGGCGCCCACAGTGTAGTCACCAAGGTTAACCAGGATAGCCAGAAGCTCTCCACCACTAGTGGTTTCGCCATCCAGAATCGGGACAGGAACAATCTTGTCCGCACGCAGAGCCGAAGCCAGCTCGCCCTCAGTGGCATAAATACGACGACCCAGCTTGTCCTTAACCAGAAGCAGATCGGTCAGAATGGACTCCGAGCAGAACATCGTCGGATTTCCGGCGCCCTTGTAGTACATACGGGCACGAACAATCGCCTCGACGAAGTCATCGCCAGTAACGTTGGACGCAACAACGATCTGATGAGCATAGAAGTTATCGTCCCGAGCAATCGGGCGAATATTCGTCTCATTGATCTTGTCTTCATCGTCGGGCTCACGACCATCGCCGATCAGGATCGCTCGCGCGATTTCCTCATCAAGCATCAGACGCATCTCAGCCTTCAACCAAGCAACAACATCCAGATCCGTGATATCGATGATATCATCGCGGTCCAGCTTCTGCTTCTTGTAGATGGTCGTCGGAGTAGTCTCTCGCCTCGACAGAGCGAAGAACTCTTCCTTCTTCAGACTACCCTTCACGTAACCCTTGGCCCGAGCATCGTCGAGAGTCAGATCCGCAGAAAGCGACTTGATCCTAGAAAATGGCGAATGACGAGTCCCATTGAGAACAACAGTCACCCACTCCATCCGCCGGGTGATGAGCTCCGGAGAGTTAGCAAGTGCCTTGGCATCCGGGAACAGAAGATCAATGTTCTCGATACCATACGTCACAGCGTGCTGAAGGAACGACTCTTTGAATGACCCAAGTCGCTGGGCGTCATCAACAATAGTCTTCAGCTGATCATGCGTAAGAGAGGGCCGTTTGGTCGCCGTCATCGTTCCGGCTCCATCCTTCTCAAAAACATTATGGGTCATTTCGGTACCTTCCTCAGTGGGGGTTTCTTCATCAGTTACTTCTTCGTCAACTTCTTCGGGGGTTGTTTCATCTTCATCATCTTCATCATCTTCGTCATCAACGTCATCAGCGTCTGACTCAGAATGCTGAGCGGCACCCTCTTCGAGAGCCATACCGATCATGTAATTAACTGCGGTCTGCTGTTCCTCGGTCATTGTGTCGTACACATCTTTGACCGTCTTTTCACCCTCAACAGGCGGAGCCGCTGCAACAGCAGGATCTGCGTGCTCAAGAGTGAGACCAGTGTAGATAATAGCCTCATCGTCCAGAAATTCAACATCCCCATCAGAATGTGCGATGCGAACATTATCAATTAAAGCACCAGGATTGGCGCCAGACAGAACAAGACTAACCTCACGAATCGCTCCGTGAAGAACTGACTTTCCACGCTCAATGAGTTTATTGGCGTAGATGGACAACATGGTAACGTCCTGGTGCTCTACCAAAGTCTTTGCACTCTGGCCAGCCTCAGTCTCGTTGAAATATCCGTAAGCGTAAACACCATCGGGTCGGTTCTCAAGAACGGCATGACCAAGAACGTTAGTCGGGTCATCGTGTCCATGCTGCCAAACGAGCGGAACCTTCATGCCGTCATTATCTTTGAATGCATCGGGCATGATTGTACGACCATCGGAGCACTTGAGACCAGCCTTTGTGGCATAACCGCTGAAATCAGCTTCCATTTTGACAGGACTCCTTTCTATTTGGTTGGTTTGTTTTTAGGAGAATTACTCGAAGTATTTGCTTTAGGTTTACCGAACGCTTCAGCAAGAGAGTTTTTCAAATCTTCTCTAGCTTTAACGATTTTTTCTTCAACCTTTTTAATTTCTTCTTTTAGGTTAGCCTCTTGCTTTTTGAGACTGATACTATCTTTGTTTTTCTCATAATACTTTTTAGCATCTGCTTTTTCTTTAGCTGTAGACTTCGAATCCCCTTTAGAACCCTTCGAATCCTTAGAGTCCTTGGAATCTCCCTTTGACTTATCTTTAGCTTTATCCTTGGATCTAGACTCGTCAGTGCCAGCATTATCTTGAGATTTCTTTTTAGCTGCTTCTACTAATTGTGATAAAACCTCTTTTAGTTTTGCAAGACGTTCTTTATACGCAGCAATACGAACTTCTGTTTCAGCCTTCAATTGCTCTTTTGACTTAGTTGGCTTTTTAGCTTTGTTTGGAGGGTTGCTATTCTCACGATTAGCGTTCCCTGACATGCCACCACTATCCCCAGAAACGCCAGTGGTTGCCCCCTTTTTGCGACGACCTTTTAATTTTTTCGTTCGCTCATAATACGCATGAGCCTTTACCGGATCGTACTTATGCGACAACGTCTTTTGATTTTCGGCAACAAGATGAAGAACAAAAGCTTTATCGTTCTCTCCTAAGATCATTCGATTTAACTCCCCTGCCTATTTCGAAACCAAGTTAGGGTTCACGTCTTTTGTTTGAGGACCCAATTTTTGAATTTCTAGATCAAGTTTCTGAGATTCTAAATCAAATTTCTTTCGTTTAATGTCGAGTTTCTTGGACTCGTCCGCAAGTTTTCGTTCCGCCTGAGCGATTAGGTCCGGATCTGCACCCTCGATTGTTTTCGCTTTTTCGAGAGCCTTCTTTTTCACTTCAAGGTCTGCTTGTTGCGCATCTAAATCAATTCTATTAGCTTCAAGATCTAATTTCTTGTTTTCTAGAGCAAACCTTTTTTCCTCTAGAGCCTCAGCTTTTTGCTTCGCCTTCTCCGCGTCTTGGGCTCGTTTGGCTCTAGCCGCATCATTCTTTTGTTTTGCGGCTTCATTTCTCTTACGAATCAGTTCTCTTGCTTGATCCATACGAGTCTGAGCAGCACTGGCTCTTGCATCGAACACAACTTGCTGTTGCTGTGGAGTCTTTATCGGTAACGAATTCATAGTCCGAGATAAAGGCCTAGGTCGCTTCGAACCTTTTCTACGACCTTTTAGCTTTTTCGTCCGCTCATAATATGCTTTTCGTTTAGCCGGGTCATACTTGGTCGGATCGTATTTGTGAAATAGACTGTTGACAAAATCTTCATCACCCTCACCCAAGATCATTTTCATCCACTCCTAATTCGGCAAATACCTCGTCAAGAGATGCATCAAGACTATCGAAGGCATCATTCATAACAACGGAAGCATCGTCTGGTGACACTGAATCTGTAGCAACTGCACCTTGAGGCATGTTACTATTAACCAGTTCATCTGCTTTAGGATCAGTTGATGGGCGTTGTCCGATAACTCCACGAATCTCATTGGAGCTCATGATCTCATTACGAGCAAACTTGTCGGCAATGTCTGCAATCTGATTAATCGGTACCAATTTGAATGGATCACGGAAGAATTCAATTGACTGTTTCTGAGACATTGCGGTCTTCGTTAAGAAAGAGCGTTTGAACGACTCGGTGATAGAAGTAAGAATAGGCTCAATGGTTCTGTGCATGTAATTGAGCATAGCCGCTTCATCGGCAGTACCATTCATGATTTCCGGAGTAAGACCCAACTGGCCAAATAGAAGATTGGTCAAATAGTCAACCTGAGCCATTAGATTGTTTTCGGCAGGTCGGTTAAGTTGGGTGATCTTTTCGGTTCCATCAGTATAGGCGATGCCATACTGACTGCCCTTGAGTTGAAACTCAATGTCTTGGCGGCGTTGTTCCGCTTGTAACCTTCGCGCCTCAGATTTAATGACATAGGGAAGTTGGATAATGATGTCAAGTTTACCTGAACTAGATGCTTCATCGACGGAATCAAGAAGAGTTAATTTTCGAAGCAAGCGCTGAAGTGTTGAGTTTGGCTCGTTCATTACGGCGTATAGCGGATTCTCAATGATGGCCACAAACCGCTTTTCGAGAACTAACTCTTCACGAAGTCCGGTCTTCTCGTTATAGAGACTAACGCGAACATGTTGTGGGTGCCACTGAACAATCGTCCCGACACGAAGTGTCTTAATGTCATAACTACCTGAAACCAATGGATTAAGCGTTGTGTCAACAGGGACAATAGCAGCAACACCTTGCTCTAAGACCGTCATTACAACGTCTTGTCGGAAGGCTCGGGCTGCTTGGTCTAGATTAGCTTCTACGGTGAAACATTGATTTAGACCACTATCAATCTCTTCGAGAAATCGCCTATTATCATCAAGACGAACGTGGCGAATATCAACTGCGGCCGCGTCAACAGCAATGTGAGTATACACCGATGTAATAATCGAACGTTCATTAGAAATGTAACTACGACTTCGGTCTGGGCGAACGCTATAACCAGTTCCTATATTCGGATAAGTAGGCTCTTCTGGTTTAGTAAAAGCATTCCATGCATGTTTTAGTCGAGCTCCAAAATCAGCCATAGGATACCTCCTTTCTTGGGAGATTGATCAAGGTTGCGCCAAAAAAGCTTGTTCCAAACCTAATGGGTCAGGCTCATTCCAAGGAGAAAAGTCCATAAAATCACCTGTAGCTTTATCGACCTTAACAAAGGTTTCGAACTCATCTGGATCTGGTAACTCAAGCAAAAACACAAAAAAGTTATTGTATAAAATCTGTTTAAGAATATAGCAACCAGGATACTCTCTATTAATGATACCCGCAGCATCTATTTGATTAATCGCCATCTTTAACCAACCTTTCAGCTATTATCTTCATCGCGATGCATATCTATTTTTTACCCAATGGGATAACCATCTATAATTCATACCTTGGTTGTCTAGTCTAGTAAAGCTTGCTCGACTAATACCCAAACCTCTATAAACAGTATCCCATTCTTCTGGAGATGTAATCTTTTTCCCCGATTGAGTATCAAATAAAATAGGTTTACCATCTATAATTTCATACGCAATACTATGAGCACCTCTAAGAAGCCACTGGACACCTACCTCTCCACGACTTCTTTCTGGCTGCTGTCTTAGTGTTCTAAATATGTCACTGACTTCACCATCAAGGCCAGATATTTCTCCGTTTTTCATCTTCTTTAAAACTCTATCTCGGCCAAGACTACGCCATCCGATATTAGCAGTTGTTGCTTTATCCATACCGGCAGATGTTTGGCCTGTACCCCATAAAGTTTTAGTTGATCTTACATCATAACCTCGACGACGCATTTCGTAAGCTAAAGTACATCGTCGGCAATTCATTGTCGACCCTGGGAATGGGTACCCTGGATTAATTTGGCGAACAACCTTTGACATAATATCATCCACCGACATATCTTTAGCCGCCAGAGCAGCATTTTTTCTAAATCCAGGTTCTTGTTTTAATAGAAAGTTCTTACCGGCAGTAATATAAGCTCTTGCTTCTCCGCTGTCTAAATATGGAGCGGTTTGTGGCGCAGTAACAGCAGCTGCAATAAACGCAGCGCCAACAATAGCAACACCAATCTGTTTCTTAGACGGGCGCCATCCTTTTTTCTCTACTGGAGGTGGGGGTTCGGGTTGAGTTGCTTTAGCTTTAGCCGCTGTTTTAGCTTTTGCGGCGGCGGTCTTTTTAGGGACAGCTTTACTTGCGGAAGCTGTAGTCTTTTTAGGCGTAGCTTTTCTCGGTGTAGTCTTTTTAGGAGCTGCCACTTCTTCATTAACCACGCCCCAACGTTGACCTTTAACACCAAAATGCGCAAGGGCCTCTTCTCGTGTTGGTTGTGTCACTCGAAAGCCTCCTTATTAGCTTTATAGGCAATATAAGCATCCATCATAGCCGAAACGTTATCGATCTTCTCGTCTTGACGTTTCTTAAGCAGCTTTCGGTTACCATTCGTATCTTCCAACGTAATGGCGTTACCCATAGCAAAGGTCATAAGCGCTTGGTCAAAGAGAAGCATTCGTTCACCACTGAGAATCTTCAACTCACCCAAAGGAACGGACTCAGTCCGAGCACCCTGAATTACTTTCTCGATCCCGTATGGCCCATTGTCTTGTTCCCACCTTGTGACAAACTCTTTGGCGTTATATGGGTCAAATCCTAATGTTCTGACATCAAATGATGAATCTTCAATAAACTTTTCAAGATCATCATAGACTTCATTCATATCCAGAACAATTCCGTCTAGAACATGAAGGCTGCCTTCATTAATAAACTCTTCATACTTAACTCGCATTGCTGCGGGTAACTTCATCATAGTCAATGATGAAATATAGCTTCGCGTTTTAACACCAAACTTGCCGTTAGCCATAGGAAAGAGAAAAGTAAAGGCACAGAAGTCATCACCTTGGGACAGATCCGCGCCAAGAGAGCAAGGCATCTGCCAGAATTCGCGGTACCGATGTGGAAGCGTCTCCTCATACGTAAAGAAGTAGGTATAACCCTCCATTGGGATACCAAAACGTTTTGCTAAAATATCATTCCGCGAAGCAGGTGCTTTTTCAGCCCTTTCAACATCCAACTGATAGGTTTCATAAGAAACAGTCAAATCTAAGTTCGGATTAGCCTTCGGCCACATTGCTGGGTCAGCAACTTCTTCCAAAGCATCTAATTTGTAATGCCAAATCGAAACATGTGGTGCATAATATTCACCTTTAAGTATGTCAGCAAGTTCCATTTTGATTGTATCGCCGCTGCCATTTCGAACCGTTCCTTCTGAACTAAACGCAACAATCAGATAGTCTTCAAGTTTGGATGCACCTTGTTCTAAAGCCCCGATAACATCTTCTCTTAGGTCTCCAGAAAGCCATTCGTCCACCGTCGAGATCTTAGGCCGAAGACCTTGGAGTTTATTAATGGCCATAGGTCTGACCTCAAGAAGGGAGCCGGTTAGAAAGTTCTCGATTCCCTTTTTGGTTGAGGCAAGTTTCACCCTATTAATACGATTACCCGTAGTGTTCTGCATAGACCCCTCAGTTAAGAACTGAAAGAGGGGGCCTCTAGAACGGACAATAGATGTACGAATAGGGGAAACTACCTCGTCTGCCTGTTTCATCGTGGGCGCGGTAGTGACCTGATGCGTAGTCGAGGTGTCTACATTGATGAAATAGCTCTGAATGCATGAGCCATACATTGACTTAGCCGCACCTCGGGCCACAATCAGATACTGTTTGGTGGTTAACCGTTTCTTGATGATCTTGGTAACGTAGCGCCCGCCATGATCACCGTCTGATGGCTGATAAACACTTCGTTCGGTGAAGTAATACCAACCAAATATAGCCTCGGCCCATAGTTTGAACGATGGAAGAAGGTGAAGGTCACTTCCATCCGTTAATGTGAGTTCGTTTTCACAATAACGAACAAAACCTTCAACAGCTTCATCATCGTAGAAGAATTTTGGATCTGCAATCAACTTATCAATTCGGTTCATCTCCATTGAGATTTCCCGATTGACGGGAATATCGCCACGAATGACAGCATCTCTAAATTCTCCGTAATAAACCGGAGTAGCTTTATTAGAAAGTGTCATTTAATCCTCTTTCTACTTTTTAAGTGAATCGCCGAAGATCTTTTTAACAGCAAGTTGGAACGCTATGTTAAGAGCAACATCAACGGCTTTATTTAGTGCTTTACCGCCCGTCTTACTCAGGAAACCGGTAACCCTCCGTTGATTCTTTTGCTTCTGCGACGTAGAAATCTGGCTAATCTGCTTTTCCAGATTCATACGATTAACTAGAACCTGCATCTCTTGATTAGTAAGAGAACCCGCACCACTTGTCTTTAACTTCTGTTTAGCAATTGCAGCAATCTTGGCGTCATCCGAAGGACCTAAGTTTGCGCCACCAGTGGTTTGGAGTTTAGAAGTACCAGATCGAGTAATAACATTAACCTCAGTTGGTCCGGTAGACGACGTAGTGTCATCTTTGCGAACTCCCCAACGCATTCCCTTGGTTCCGAAGTGTTCTAAAAATTCTGCACCACGTTCGGTCTCCCATAAATCCTCCACCAAAATATCATCGGACATGAGTAATGACCTTTACTTTTGGATTAGGCCAGAAGAACTCCACCGCCTGCTCGTTGGTTAGAACACCAGTCTCAGGGTGACCCTTCTTCTTCTGCCACTTCTTAACAGCCTTCTCAACCGGAAGAGTGTATTTGTTACCCGGACGATCTAAGCTAAGGGGCTCCGAAACCTGAAGGAATCCGCGACGGATAAGGCGATAGCGAAGCTGCTTTACAGAGTCAGAGTCATCCACACCCGGCTTCAACTTCTTGACATAGACTTTGATTTCAGTGTCAAAGTCAATATCTTTTCCGCCTAAGTCCTCACTCCAACCGACAGGAATATAACCCCATGCCTTCTCAAACCACTCAAGAGGAACCGTAGCCATAACCCCACGACCGCCAGCATCTGTTGATCGGACGTGACCATTTCCAACATATAGAACAACGTGTCCAAAATTACCACCACGAAGGTAAATCGGTGCACCAATTGGAATATGTTTCAGAGACGTATGCTTCTTCTTAGCGTTGTTCCACTGTGACCAGGCTGAAGGATACAGGTGGAGTGTCGGGTAAATCTCCTGACATTCAAACAAACACATATTGACTTTGTTTGTCTTTTTCTCTTTAAATGCTTTGGCTGCTTCTTTACCCGTCTTCATGCGTGTGCTCCTTCAGTAAAACCGGGGTTCTGATCTAAGACAGATTCGTCAGGAGCAGGAACATCTAGTGTCGGCTCCACATAACCATACTCATCAGCAGTTTCTACAGATGGATCATCCTGAGTTTCAAGTGCATCAGGAACACCTTCGGATTCTTGGGCAAACTCACTTAAAATATCACTCATCTGGGTTCTCACTTTCTCCATTGTCTTCTATTCTTTTAGCTTCACGTACGCGTTTGGTTTCTCTCCTATTAGGACCCCAGTAATAAGCAGATGCCATTAAGATCGAAGTTGTCATAGCCCCAATAAGTGACGCAAGAGCGGCCGAAATAAGTGGGTCCATTAAGGAGCCCTCACGTTTTCTTTTTTAGGATCACTCGCTTCTAAATAAAAAGCAGCAGCAACCAACCCTCCAGTAAAAAGGGATTCCCAAAATTCCTGGTTAGAAGGACCAACCACAAAGAAAATAAAAGAAGCTCTTGTGACATAAGCAAAAGCAGCAATTAGTAAACCTGCTTCGGCCATTTTTTGAACTCTGCCAAACCAACCAACCCAAAAACAAACAGCAGCGATGCTTGCCAATACAGCAATAATATCGCCTAACCAAAGTTCTTCTAAGACTCCACGGTTAAGTATATTAAAAACCGTAAAGACTAGCATCAAGAGTGACATAAATCCAGCAAGAGGTTTCACGGGTCGCCCCCAAACAACTTTCCCTTCAATATCACCTTTCGTCATAATATCACCTTCTTTCATGTTGTAATAATCGGGTTCCCACGCGGCCATAACTGACCTTCAGTTTGCACCTCAATAGGGGTGTTGCTTGCGCCTAAATTTAAATATTCTTGATTACCAAGGTCTGTCGGTACTAAAGGATTATAACTATAATCAGCGCCAGTAAATAGCACTGGTTCCAATGAGATATAGTGTTGAGTCCCACGATCAGCCATAACTACGCCGCCTCAGAAAGCCATGGATAAGCATTGCCATTCATGCTGCCCATATACCGGTGAGTCGCGCCATTTACTGTAATGGAATCATTTAAAGCAACAGCAGCATCTGGGGCAAGAGATGTCAAAAGCCAAGACGGCAATAGTCCTCTTGGTTCATATGAGTTCTTACCTTGTTGTACAAGAATGCGAGAAAGGGTACTTTTATTTCCAAGCCACGTTGTGCCTGTTGGGATAACCCCAGACAGAATATTTAAACTACCAATGTTAATAGATAAAGGATAAGTACTTAACGAACCGGTTCTTCCAGGTAGACGACAGAAAGAAGAATAACTAGTTCCATTTGTTGTCTGAGATGTTCCAACTACGACAAGAGGGAATTCAACATTGGTCCCCATAAAAGATCCCAAAATTGGTTCAAATGATCCGACGTATCCATTAACACTTGAAACAGAAACCCGAATATAGATTCCTTCATTTGTTACCACTAACCAATATGTGTATGTTGCAGATGTTGTCGGGAGGTTATTAACATTCAGAGCATTACCCATAGATGTGGAGAGAGTAGCGGAGGCACGAGTTCCGTCAGAATTTAATGTGACTGTTGAAGCACTACCTGAATATCCAACAACCGTATTATCGCCTGTGTTAAATCCTTCAGAAACTACGACGTTTAAGGTAGACAATAGTGAAGTCGAAGTGTGAAAAATCACATAAAAAGGTCGACTATTAGTCCACGTATTTCCCAAATTTTCCCAAATCTTGTATGTTTCGGAAGATACAGTTACCGTCTTCACAAAAGCCCAAGATGCATGAGCAGTAAGCATTGTCTCTAATTGGTCGCGCAGACCCACACTTCCGCCATTAGTGATCGTTCCAGTAGCATACGTCATTACTCACTCCTAACCCAGGTGAACGTCACTGTCACCGTATCTGTTGACCCGCTAATATTTGTTACAGCAATTGGAACTGTATCGCCAGCATCAGCAGTGTAGCCATCGACTACTGGAGATAACCACCAAGATAAATCAGAAACAGTTGTAACCAAATCAAGAATAACACCATGTACCCCGGTTGGATCTACGCCAACAGCACGAGCTGCATCTGATGTTCTATGCGCCGTAGAATCATAAACTCTGACCCGAGCAACAACATCTGTTTCAACCTTTAACAAACGATAACCGGCTTCCATTTTGACAGTAGTATCTTCAATAGCACCGTCAGCTAACGAAGCAGTTGTTGCTGCAACTGTCGTCCGAGCCTCAAACGTTACAGAACCAGGTTCACCTTGCTCTCCTTTTGCGGCCCAAAGTTCCCAATACGTTTGCCAAGCAGATCCTTCTCCAGGTTTTGTTATAGTTGGGTTACTTGTATCATGAGCTAGTATACAACAATAAGTCGAACCATCAACAGTAACAATGTCATTTACATCATACTCAATCATGTATCCCAAGCTCCTTTACGCACAAAACCATCGCCATCAAACCCGGGAACTCCTTGTGGTCCTCTTTGACCTTGCTCTCCTTGTGGACCCGGTCCTCCTTGTGGTCCTTGTATTCCTTGTGGTCCTTCAGGACCTGGATCTCCCCGTGGACCTGTATCGCCTTTTGGTCCTTCTGGTCCTTCTGGTCCGGGATCTCCTTGTGGACCTTCTAGACCATCTGAGCCTGGATCTCCTTGGGGGCCTTGTTCACCAATAGGTCCTTGTAGACCATCTGGGCCTTGCGGACCTTCTGGACCTTGAAGACCTTCTGGACCTTGAAGACCTTCTGGCCCTTGTGGACCATCTGGCCCTTGAGGACCCTGTTCTCCGATTGGACCCTGCTCGCCAATAGGACCCTGTTCTCCGATTGGACCCTGTTCGCCCTGTTCTCCTTGTGGCCCTTGCTCGCCAATAGGACCCTGCTCGCCTGGAGGTCCTTGTGGTCCTGATGTTGTGGTGGGTGGTCCTTGAGGTCCTTCTGCGCCAACTGCTCCTTGAACACCAATAGGACCTTCTGGACCTTGAGGGCCATTGTCACCTCTTGAAGCAACTCGGCTCCAATATGTTACCCACTGTGTTCCTTCTCCAGGTTTTGTCACTTCTGGCGGATTTGTTCCGGTTGGTGCTTTACAAAGATAAGTCGATCCATCTGAAGTTACAATATCTCCTGGATTATAAACTCCAGTCATAGATTCCACCCTCCTTTAAAAACAAATCTTTGTCCATTTGCTCCATCCAAACCTTGTAATCCATCTTGCCCAATAGGTCCTGTTATACCTTGCACATCACCAGGTATTCCTTCCGGTCCCTGAGGACCATCCGGTCCCTGAGGACCATCTATACCTTTATCTCCTATTGGACCTTGTGGACCTTGTGGACCTTCTTCGCCTTCTGGACCTTTAGGACCATCTAAACCACGAAGACCTTTGATTCCTTCTGGACCTTGAAGACCTTCTGGACCTTGAAGACCTTCTGGACCAAAATCACCTTGTAACCCACTAGGACCTTCTGGACCCTCTGGACCTTCTGGACCATCAATTCCAATATCACCAATAGGACCTTGCTCACCAATAGGACCTTGCTCACCAATAGGACCTTGCTCACCAATAGGACCCTGTTCGCCTGGAGGTCCTTGTGGTCCTTGCTCGCCAATAGGACCCTGTGGCCCTTCTTCACCTTCCGGGCCTGGTTCGCCTGGAGGCCCTTCTTCACCTTCCGGGCCTGGTTCACCTGGAGGACCTTGGGGGCCTTCTGGGCCAGAATATCCAGTTCCGCCACCTTTTATAAGAATTTTCCAAGAGGATTCTGGAACAACAAACTCACCGGCTTGAGCAACAATATGTGCTTGTTGAATATGCTCATTACTAATGGCTTCGTTCCAGTAAACCCAATGTGACGTGGCTTTGTACATAGTAGATGTAGCAACTTGAAGGCGTTGTTGGGTCGTGGACGCTGAAGGAGCTGATGTAAGAACACGTTCTCCGGTTAATACATTATTAACCCAAGTAGAAAGTGTAAGTGTCGACGCATCATAACGGATCGTTAAAACTTTTTCACTACCAGGTTCGAAAAGTGTGCTGCCTGCGGCATACTTCCGGTCAGCCCATGCTGTAATATAACCAGCATGTAGTGTTCCCGAAACAGTCGAGTAAGGTCCAGCACCTAATGCCATTTCCCACCATGGATATGTATCTGCGGGATTATCAACCTTAAACATTCGGGAAGCCATAACTTCCGAACCACCATAAGTCCAGCCATTACCATTAGAGTCAATATCTTTAGCCAAACATGATAAAGTCCAGGAATCCGATGCCGGTAGATCATGCTCCACGCTTAACCACACGTTGATGGTTTCTAGTGAACCTTCGCCATTATTAAAAATAGGAGGGTGTAAAATTAATGGTACATCAACCCCATTAAATATACCATGTGGATAAACTGCTGTATCAATCACCCAATGCCCATGAAGACCATTACCACTAACGTCTTCCATATCATCCGCAAAATACTCGTGTTTGACGTCAAATGGGTAAAGAATATACGGAGTTTGATCAAAGTGATCTGATAATAAATACTCTTTATAGCTTAATGTTTCTGGGCCATTATTAGGCGCATCTTCATTTGGTTCTTCGTCGGAATCTGGTTCTTTGTCCGCTATAAATAAGCTTTTCTTATGGTGAACGGTATCACCTTTTTTATATGGTGTAGAAGGGTTTTGATCCCAATCACCTTTATGACTATCCCCAAGGTTTCCTAAAGGACCAGGTTCTCCTTCCGAACCTTCCGGACCTTCTGGACCCTGGGGACCTTCTGGACCTTCTGGACCTTCTGGACCTTCTGGACCCTCCGGTCCTTCTAAGCCAACTTCACCTTTAATTCCAATTTCTCCGGGGATACCTTCTGGTCCATCGAACCCTGGGTCTCCCTGATCTCCATCCAAACCTTGTAGCCCTGGTTCGCCAACAATCCCTACACGACCAACATCGCCAGGAGGACCCTCTGGACCCTCTGGACCCTCTGGACCTTGTTCACCTATTATAGAACCGATAGGACCTTGTGGTCCTTGTGGTCCTTCTGGTCCCGATTCGTTCCCTGTTTCACCCTTGTCTCCCTGTTC